AGACGTGTAGCATCCATTGCCATCATCGGAGCAGTGGTCAAAGCAAGGCTGTCTAGGTGAGCTCTGATCTGAGCGTCAATAGCTTTCTGCATATTGTAGCCCTTCTCAGCAGTGCCACGACCCCAGAAACGACCAGGCATAGAATCAGCTTGATAGGAGACAATAGGACGATCCTTCATCATGTAAGGATTCTCTTCAGCCTTTAATAGCCACTGATCATCAGCAACCACTACGATAGCTTCTACCATGTCTTGGTAGTCTTCAGCGATAGAGCCTTCAGGGAAGAGTTCTACAACTTCTTCTCCATCTTTCTTTTTTAATTCTTCTAAGTAGCTCTTAGGAACAAGACCATAGTAACGAATAACTCGTACCTTGTCGTCCTGCTTAGGAGACATTTCTTGGACAGGTTCTAAGTCCATGTCGTTATAGCTGGGAGTAATTCCTACCTTACGATACGTACCATCAACCATGCCTTGAACAATCTTGAAGTAGGGCATGTATTCTTCGATAGCAACACCTAAGGCAGACTCTACGTCACGAGCATTAGGATCAACTAAGAAGTTACGAGGATTGATAGGATTTAAACCTACCATGAATTTCTTTTGTTCTTTAACACCGATAGCAGCCATGTTGCTACCAGGAATAGGCTCAGTAGCTGGGGACATTACAGTTCTTTCCTCAACTACAATCTCTCCGATACCTGTACCGTAGAGTTCTCCTAAGAGAATCACATCATCAATTGCTTTCTTAATCTTAGAGAACTTAAAGTCCTCGTGCATTTGTTGACGGACTAAGGCGATATCTTCTTTAGTAGGATCTTGACGATCATCAACAATATCAAAGAACTCACCACGACCAAACACAGCTTCAGAAATTTCAGCTTGCTTACCTTCGATAGCTTGCTGGAGGGCTGGAGTAATAAGACGAGATCTCTCGGATTCACGAGTCTTGTCGAGTCCATCCCAGATCCCTCGCCACAATCTTTCATACTCTTCCCACTTGTCTAAATAGTTTACATCCCGATGGTCTCTCCATCGAGTAGTGTGATCAACAATAAATGAAACTAACTCACGATCAGCTTCAGTAACTGTATCTTCTTTGAACTCAGCCATTCTTAGTCTTCCTCAGTGGAGTCAACAATCGATGATTTGAATAGATCTTCAAACTCAACTTCTACAACTTTCATTGCAGGAACAAAGATTTTATCATCTTTTAGTCCTTGTTCTTTCGCAGCAGTGATGATCTTCATTAAGCAGTCACCACTTAGGTAATTCATTTCTTCTTTCATTACTTCCCAAACTGCTGGGTTCTTGCTAAGCTCCTCGAAGTTCAGAGGAACATATTCATTCTCATTTTCTTTATCGTACATGTTTATCCTTAATAGCCAGCAATGAAATCGGTTGGTTCATAATCTTCTTCTTCGTCATCTGTAAAGTATGACGTTACAGCTAACTGATCGATATACGCTAGAGCATCCACTAAGTCGTCATGCACCTGTGGTGTAGGAAACATTAGAAGCTGATCGGTGAAGTCTCTCCAATCCTCTTCTTCATTTAATGTTACTTTACCATGCTCAAAGCGTCCTTGTAATGCCCAGAGGATTCGCTCAGTTTTTTGCTTACCACCATGCGTTAAATCTTGTATGCTTGCGTAGACGTTGTTTGATCTCATCAGATCGCTAAGATAGGGTAATACAGCGTTGCGTACTGTCCCTCGCTCAATCCCAACACCTACTGGTTCAAACTGACGGATGTTTTTGAGTATCCTTGCTGCAGCTTCTTTAACATCCCAGCGACCATGTTCAATCTTTTTAACAAACCAGTCTCCATCATCTGTTACTTTTACTACAGCGATTGCTGATTCGTCTAATTTCTTTGCTCGTGCGGAGGAGTAGTTTGTATTCGTAAACCCTGCTAAGTCAATCGCTATGTGATAGACACCGTCGCTAGGCTCTTCTCCGTACTGAATCCATTGTTCCTTGAATAAATCTGTTCCTGCATTATCGAAGGAGGCTTCGTATTCCTGCTTAAAGCTAAACGAAGAAAGTGTTTTCTTAGCTCCTTCAATTTCTTTTGGATCAATGAGTGGGTTATCTTTCGTCGTGAAGTGCCAACTCTTCCACTCTTCATCCTCTGCTGACGTGCCAAGGTTATACATTTCATAGAACCAATTGCGTCCCTTCGGAGTTCCAATAAATAACGCTTTGCCCTTCTTGTCCGATAACGCTGCACGTAATACCTTCTCCCAAGTGTCTGGTTTAATGTCAGCTACCTCGTCTAGTACGAGAAATGTTAAACTGACTCCACGCAAGGTATCTGGTCTATCAGCACCTCTGACGTAGATCTTAGCACCATTAATCAAAGTGATATCCATGTTATTTACATGGGAGTTCGTTATCACTTCTCTACCAAGATCCATTAGCAAGTCCCAGATAATCTGTCTGGCTTGTCCTTGCGTAGGAGCTACATACATAACCGCACTACCTGCTGGACATCTCAGTCCCTCTACCAAGAGGGCTACTGCTGAGAGTCTACTCTTTCCACAGCGACGACCTGCTACGATTACCTTAAACCTAGTGTCATCACTGAATACTTGTTTCTGCCAGGGCAGGAGTTCGAAGTTAAGATTCATCTTCTTGCTCCATGTCGATGGTCTCTACAGCTTCCACCTTAGTCTCACCCAAGCCAGTAATGTTAATGGTTACAGCATTCCGCTGACCCTTCGCATCCTTTTCAAAGAGTGAGACAGGTAGAAGTCTGTCCATGCACATCTTTAGACATGCTACCTGATCTTTATCGGTATCATCCAAGGCTTTTCTTAAGACAGTGTCTATAACCTTAGTTCCAGTAGTACTCAGGAGTCTTGCTTTGAATTCAGCGATCCTTCCTGTGTCACCCTGGGGACGACCTACCTTACCTCTTTTACGCTTTGCTTCTACGACAGCCTTAGGTGGACGACCCCTACGAGGGATAGACACAACAACTTGATTGTCTTCTTTTTCTTCTAAGTCCACTCTAAGCCTTTTCCTACGTAAGTAGAGACTAACATTTAAAAATTACTTCTCTTCTAAGATTACTTAGAAGTTTAACTAAGTAGTTTTTATATTATTTGTTTTTTATATCGTTATTACTTAGGAGCTAACATAGCGTTTTTTCTCCTTAGTACAACTATTATACCACACTTATCAAGATTTGTCAAGTATTATTTTACTTAGGAGCTCACTATGTAGCACATTTCATGGGTATAGGGAAGCTGAGTTCAGCGGGTCTACCCAGTAAACTAGCACGTGTTCCGCAAGTGTAGCTAACTAGCCTTTATTATTCACTATCGTAGCTCATCTTCTGCTATCTCCTTAGATTACTAACCCATTGATTTATATAGTATATCTTATCTGTAGTCTTCTGTCGTTAACTTCTTTTAATTTCTTCAATTTAGTCTTCTTTTTAATTTAACTTTTTAGGTGTTTAGTAGTGATCTGATTATATTACTAAATCGTTATACCCCCTCCCCCATGCTTTAGAGTTATCTTTATAGAATCTTGATAGTTTTCTGTATAGTTTAGTGAGTGTGTGGGTTGAGATGCCACACTCTAGAGCATAAATTCTTAACACTCTAAAGACATTCTCAATAGATCCTGAGCAGATCTAGGAAGACATCCTGGCTTAGGGTAAACACTTAGAAGATTTTGTCATATTGTGGAATAACATTGTTGACCGTAGGGTTATGGATCGTGATAATGGATACATAAACAAGGAGGAAGCAAACATGTTCAAAACTAGCGAGAAGCAATTAAGAATAGCTCAACGGATCGCTGATAGAATTAATGAGTACGATCCACAAGCTAACGCAATTGTAGAAAACAAGGACGGATTCATTTTTGTACAAGCCAGCACTTCTTATAAATCATGGCTTATTGAAGTAGGTATCAGAGGAGGATTAAAAGACATGTACACTAAAAAGACAGTCTCCAGAATCTCTCCTGAGTATTCGTATAAACTTTGGATCTAAGGAGGTTTTACCATGTCACAAAAAGATAAATTACTCAGTCTTATAAATACTGGTACAATGGTTAGTAGTTTTATAGGTTTAATTATTTTCGTAACGTTTTACGCTTAGGAGCTATAAACATGATCAAATTATCTAAAACAAGTAAACTGGATGGAATTCTTTCATGGTCATTACAGGCATTGGATACTTGTCCAGGATCTAAGGATTCTACAGGTAATCTAGTACCAGCATGCCAGGGATGCTATGCCACTACAGGGAATTATAGGTTTACTAATGTTAAGAAGCCTAGGGAATTCAATAGGGAGGATTGGAAGCGAGACTCATGGGTTAGCGACATGGTACAGTCTTTAGAGAATTCTAGATACTTTCGCTGGTTTGATAGTGGGGATATGTACTCTCATGATCTAGCATGGAAGATCTTTTTAGTCATGCAAAAAACCCCTCACGTCAAGCATTGGTTACCTACTCGCATGCATAAGTTTGCTAAGTTTACGGACGTTATACAAGCTATGCAAGCTCTTCCTAATGTAGTGGTAAGATTCTCTAGCGATAGTGTTACTGGTGAGACTATACCAGGGCAAACTACTAGCACTATATTTTCTGATAAACTACCTGCTAATGCCTTCGAGTGTAAAGCTTATCAGCATGAGGGAAAATGTAACGGCTGCCGAGCATGTTACGATAAGGACGTGCAGATTGTCGCATATAAAGCTCATGGAGTTAAAATGGCTAAAGTTATTAAGATTGTTGCAATGAAATAAACTAAAGGAAAATTGAAAATGAATACAATGGACGCTGTAGGAATTGCAGAAGGATTTATTGAGGCAGATTCTGAGGAGCAAGTACTAGAAGCTTGGCAGACCTTAGTAGATACTGGTATGGCTTGGCAATTACAAGGCTGGTTCGGACGTACAGCTAGACAATTAATTGAGGAGGGACACATTCATGGATAAAATGCAATACGTCAACAAGATAGCTCATGTAAAAGGTGAGGATCGTAACTGCTGTGCACTCAATGCGACATCCTTAGCACTAGATATACCCTATTATGATGTCTATAAGGTATACAAGGCATTTGGGAGGGTACATGGTAGGGGATGCTCTACCCTTATGATGTCATGCTCTATAAACTGGCTTATGAATGCTGAGAAGGATTACAGTATTGAAAACGAAAAGCATGTCATAAAAGTAAAGGGTAATTGGAGGATGCCTACTTATCTGAATATGACTCTTAAAAAGTTTGCAGAATTATTCCCTAAAGGTAAGTATATTGTGGTAAAATCTAACCATGCTCTAGCTTTAATTGATGGAGTGTGGTACGATAACCATGAGCCAAACCCCAGGGCAAGAGTAAAACATTTTTATAAGGTGGGATAATATGCAATTCACATACGAGGAAAGAGTTTACTTATGGCAGGGAGTACTGTATAATCAGGAGGACGTGAGGAAAGGATTAGAAAATCCGTACTTAGAAGACGATGTAAGGAATGGTTTACTTAAGAAGCTTGCAATATTGGAGGAATTAGAGGATAAACTAATATTTCAATGGAGTAATCATGGGCAAACTGAAGCAGCTAATAATTGAAGAGGAAGATATGAACAGATACGATAGCGGATACTATAACGATAGATATTATGAGCCAGAAGACGAGGATTATGACGAGGAATTAATTGAGGAGAGAATCCATAATATGGTAGAAGATCCTGAGGGACAATTCTACTGGAAAGCTGATGAGCAATGGTATGAGGGAGTCTCTGAGACTGGATACACAGGTACAGTCTTCGAAGATATTCCTTTTAACCTAGCACCACAGGAAGTAAAAGACAAGGTACTAAACTACTGGCGAGAAGTTGCTAGAGGATACGCAGAAGAAGATTAAACTATTTCACATTATGAAATAACCTAGGGTTTTCCCTAATAGACAAGCCTGTAAAACTGGGGCATACTGGAGGTGTAGTATCTAACACGAAAGGACTGCTATGAAATACAAACTAGATGTTAAAAGAGATGTAGATGTGTCAGCAGATGAAGAAACTTACATGCTTTGGCTTCCGTTTGGATTCCGTTTCTCTGATGATATTGTACATACTAGAGGATATGATTCAATGGCTGAGGTTAGACAAGCTGCAAAGAATGATGTGATACCCTGTGATTGTAAGGATTGTCAAGATGGACTTGAAAGGATGAGCAAACTCTGATGGAGATTGATTACAAAACAATTATCATATTGATTTGGGTTTGCTTAACTTATTATATTGGAAGGGATTTATGAACAACGAAGACCAATGGATTAAATATGCTTTATGGTTTGCACTTGCATACTTCGGTGGACATGTGCTATACTATATCGGGTTAGAATTATCTTGTTACTTATACGGAGTACTACAATGAAAAAGCTATATAAGATTTTAGACTATGATGGTTCAGTTGTTAGAATCTTTGGTTATAAGGAAGAGGCTGAGAAGTTCTTACTACTAGACAAATCCTTTAAGATTCAAGTACTTATGATGGAACGTAAAAAGACAGTAGACAATAAATTTAATTGGGCTTATAAAATTTTAGGAGATGCACTAATATGAGATGCCATTGCTGTAATAAAATGTTATCAGATTTTGAAGCCACTCGTAAGAGTGTACACACCAACGAATACTTAGACATGTGTAATAAATGTTACGCTACTATAAGTGATGACTTACTAACATACGAAAGGACAGATCTGTATGATGAAGACGAAGACTACGAGGAAGACTTCCTGAGTGCAGACGATCATGATTACCGTCAAGAAAATAAACTTGACAACGATTACTAAGCATGCTATACTATTTACTTAGAAGTATTTATATAGATAGTATTTTATATAGTATGTACTTAGGAGATAACTTAGATGTTAAACTTAGGAGTAACTATGGAAGATAACTACGAAGAAGAAATGCATTATCACTTTGTCGTGCAGAATGCTGTCGATAGTGCAGGTCGATACGGTATTGATGTCGTGCTGCAAGATATCGTTGATGCCTGGAACTTTAGATTAAAGCAACATGATACCACTGCGGAGTTCAGTTATGAATAAACTTGTTGATGAAGCACCATTCCATCCAGGATATGAGGACGCAGTAGTTAATCCTACTACTAAGTACACTGGATTAGATCCTGCTAAGATGATCTGGAAATCTAAGCGATTAAGTGATGAAGAAGTTTATGAATTATGGTGCGAAGCAGATAACACAGAGCTATTGCCTGAGATGAGAAACAATGACGGCACTATAAACTATATTATTCTTACGTTTGCAGAGCTTATTGAACAGAGACATGGGATAAAATGAACGCATACGAATTAGCAAATAACTTAGAAAACAAAGACCGTTTATGGTCAAGTAATGAAAAATTAATGCTTAACACTTGTAAAATGCTACGCCAACAAGCAGACCTTATAAAACAAGCATCTCAATTTATTCAAGAGCAAGGATTAGAAAGACAGTGGATTGTTTGGTCAGCACTAAAGGAAGCGAGTGAGAAATGAAGACTATTTCCGAACACAACAACCAAAGCTATCGAGAAATTGAACAACAAAATAAGGCTGGGGTTTTATGTGATTACTGCAAAGTCGAAATGTACTATCCCCAACCCTATGCGGTGTTGGCTTGTATACCGCCAAAAATGACTGTTCAGTGTCCTAGATGCCATACAGTTGATTACAAAATTAGTTAAAGAAAGCGAGTGAGTAGTGAAAACAGAAAGTAACTTTTTGAAACACATACCTTGCAGTACCTGCGGATCTTCGGATGCGAACAGTATCTATGATGATGGGCATGAGTACTGTCATAAGTGTGGAACGTATAAGAAGGGCTCAGAGGCGATGGTTCAGGCTGTCCTAAGGGAGGGTATCACCGCACCTACGAACGCTGCTCCTAAGCAGTTTAAATCAGTCCTAGAGGCATTGGCTAACGTAGAAGCTACCCCAGTTGTAGAGCGTGGTATTTCTACACAGACTATGCACTTCTTTGGTGCAGGTTCTGATGGTACTAGCTACTACTTTCCATATTGTGATATCACTGGTAAGGTGGTGGCTGCTAAGACTCGCTCAATGACTGAGAAACAATTCAGTGTGGTGGGTGATTGGAAGGAAGCAGTGCTCTTCGGGCAGAACAAGTTTACTCCTGGTGGTAAAGCTATCACGATTACCGAGGGTGAGTTCGATGCATTGGCTTGCTATCAGTTGACAGGATCTCGCTACCCAGTGGTATCCATTCGTAACGGTGCTACATCTGCATTAAAGGATTGTCGAGCAAGTTTTGAGTACCTAGACTCCTTTGATAAGATTGTGATTTGCTTTGATAACGATGAGCCAGGTCAACAGGCATCTAACCAAGTGGCTGAGTTGTTTGGCAGTAAGGCACACATCTTTCGATTCCCTAAGAAGGAACTCAAGGACGCCAATGATTACCTGATTCAGGGATTGGTGAAGGAGTTTGTTGAGGAGTGGTGGAACGCAGAGAAGTATGTACCTGATGGTATCGTAGCAGGATCTACCTTGTGGGAACTCGTTAACCAGCCAGTCGAGAAGGCTGAGGTGATGTATCCCTATTCGGGTATAAATGGGTTAACTTACGGTATCCGACAGGGTGAACTCGTAACGATTACTGCTGGATCAGGACTCGGTAAGTCTCAGTTTATGCGAGAGATTGTGTGGCAGATTCTGAACAAGACTGAGGAGAACATTGGTCTTATGTTTTTGGAGGAGTCGGTCAAGAAAACTGCTAAGAGTTTGATGTCTCTTGCTGCAAACAAACCATTGCACTTACCTGATTGTGATGTTGACGAGGAGGAACTACGCTATGCATTTGATGCTACCCTTGGAACTGATCGTGTATTTTTGTTTGATCATTTTGGGTCTACCGCCATTGACAATATTATCAACCGAGTACGCTTTATGGCAAAAGGTCTTAATTGTCGTTATGTATTCCTTGATCACGTATCGATTGTGGTCAGTGCTCAGGAGAATGGGGACGAAAGGAAAGCATTAGACGAGATCATGACTAAGCTGCGGACTATCGTGCAAGAAACTGGCATTGCTTTGTTTGTGGTATCACATCTTAAGCGTCCAGAATCTAAAGGGCATGAGGAAGGTGCTGCTACATCATTAGCACAGCTACGTGGTTCAGGTTCGATTGCTCAGCTATCAGACATGGTCATTGGATTGGAACGTAACGGTCAGCATGAAGACGAGCAGGAACGTAACACTACCTACGTCCGAGTATTAAAGAATCGTTTTAGTGGTTTAACTGGGTTAGCTTCTCGATTACTGTACAGTCGCTTGACTGGACGCATGACAGAGCTCCCTCCTGAGGAGAATAAATTATGAAAAAGATTTTACTTGCGTTATCCCTAGTTGTGGTGTATAATAATAGCTTCGCTTGCACCACTACCATCGTTTCATCTGGTGGAAAGTACATCACCTGTACCGTATGTCCGAATGTAACGATATGCAATTAATTAAATGGGGAGGTACTATATTATGTCTCATTGGAATAGCATTAACTAGCTTCAATGTATATCCCCTTAATATATTATTTGGATTGGTTGGATCAGGTTTGTGGACTTATGCAGGTATACTGCAGCGTGATCTACCTTTGATCCTGGTCGAGGCTGTGGCTGTAGCCCTGTATTTTGCAGGAGTAGTCACCTATATAAATGTGAGGTTATGAAATGAGTTTATTACAAATGCCTAAGGTTATTGATTCAGTCAATGAACTAGGTCAACGAGTTGCTAAGTTAGAACTGATGGTTAAAGAACTGCAGGATGCTTTTGTGTTGGCTACTCAGCAGGTCGTAGTTAAAGAAGCAGAGGCTGCTGCTAAGAAAGTCAAAACAAAATGAAGAACTCTTTAATTGTAGTGGCTGCTTTGTTTGGCATGCTTATTGGCTTCTTAATTAGTGAGCATAAGCATAGACTAAACAATATTGAATGCAGCAGTTACAATACTAAGTACTCTAAGTGGGATGGTTATTACGCAAGAGATGAACATGGAGACACTCGCTGCTTCTGGTTAGAGCGTGAGTTTCCTAATCGAATTAGACAAGGAGTCCCAGTGTAGTGATATGGAAATGTCCTCCGTTAAATTTATTTAATTGGAATAACTTTTGGAAATGGAATGTAATGAGAAAGATTATTCTCGACATAGAAACAAACAGCACACATGACAAGATTTGGATGTGTGTTACAAGAGAAGTGGGAGGAGACGTAATAGTATGGAAGGAAGCAAACGAGTTACAAAAGTATTTGGACAGTTGCGATTTGATTATCATGCACAACGGAATATGCTTCGATGCCCCAGTACTGAAAAGGAATTGGAACATTACGATGAAGCAGAGCCAGATGTGCGATACGCTCGTGCTAAGTCGGCTGCTAAGTCCAAGTCTAGAGGGAGGACATAGCTTAGATGCGTGGGGTCAACGCTTAGGTTTTCCTAAGGGAGACTTCAAAGACTGGGATGCTGGGTATTCCAAAGAGATGGAGGAGTACTGTATCCAAGATACTTTAGTAACTGAGAAACTGTACCAGCATTTAACTGCTGAACTTACTAGAAATAAATTTGATGAGAGGAGTATTAAACTTGAGCACAATGTACAAGCGATCATTGCAACGCAAGAAACAAACGGCTTCAAGCTCAACGAGAAGCAAGCTGTCATCCTTCTTGCAACGCTGCAAAATAAGTTGGATCTTCTTGAGGCTGGGCTTCAAAACATTTTTCCAGCCAAGACTATCGAGCGAGTCTCTGAGAAAACAGGCAAGCCCCTCAAGTCAAAAGTTGAAGTCTTCAACCCAGGCAGCAGGAAACAAATCGGGGAAAGGCTCATCGAGAAAGGCTGGAAGCCAGAGAAGTTCACAGAAAACGGTCAGCCAATCGTCGACGAAGGGACGCTCGAAGGCTTAGAGTTTCCTGAAGCTAAAGCGATTGCTGAGTTCTTACTATTACAGAAACGAATTGCTCAGATCCAATCATGGTTAAAAGAACTAAAGCCTGATGGTAGAGTACATGGTAAAGTAATAACGAATGGTGCAGTGACTGGACGGATGACACATCACAGTCCTAACATGGCACAAGTACCTAGTTGTGGTAGCCCCTACGGAGAAGACTGCAGGGATCTTTGGATTGTAGAGAAAGGATATAAGTTAGTTGGTATCGATGCTTCAGGGCTGGAGCTTAGGATGCTTGCTCACTATATGAAAGACGATGCGTATATTTATGAGGTCACACAAGGTGATATCCACACAGCAAACCAGAAAGCTGCTGGACTCGAAACACGTGCTCAAGCAAAGACGTTTATATATGCATTCCTCTATGGTGCAGGGGCTGCCAAGATCGGGAAAGTTGTTGGTGCTGGAGCGAAAGAAGGACAAAGACTTATTGATTCTTTTCTGGCGAACACCCCGAAACTACGAGTCCTTAGGGAGACAGTGGATAAAATCCGCAAGTCGTCGGGATCGTTACCAGGTCTTGATGGACGTAGACTACACGTTAGGTCTGACCATGCAGCACTCAACACACTTCTCCAAGGTGCGGGTGCGATTGTCATGAAGCAAGCTTTGGTGATCTTAGATGATCGCATAAGCAAACTAGGTATTGATTATAAGTTCGTCGCTAATGTGCATGACGAATGGCAGATTGAAGTAGAAGAACCATACGCAGATATGGTAGGTAAGTTAGGAGTACAAGCTATTGAAGAAGCAGGTCGTGTATTAAAGATGCGATGCCCTCTCACTGGCGAGTACAGAATAGGAAATTCATGGAAGGAAACACACTGATGGATAGAATCAAACAAGCGGTACTTCAGGAAATACGAATGGGTACTTCTCCTCATACGGTCATAGATATTCTTTATAAGCTGGCTGGAAATGTAGCAGATGCTACTAAGCGTGAAGCTAATCCAGTTGTGTCTGAGATTATCGAAGCTATTCATGATTCGGATTTTCGACCATGAGTGTGATGGAAGAATTACCTGAGGATGTGAATGATTTAGTAGTACTTGCTGAAAAGGATGGATACTTAATGGTGTACACTAGGATGCCCAACGATGAGACGATTGAACTCCTGGAACGTACTGTTATGATCCTGCAAAACGAAGGCTTAGAAGAACACTTGACTAAGCATTAATAGTAGTGTATAATATATGTAGTTGTTTACTAAGGAGAAATAAATGGAACAAGTAAAACCAGTACCAATCAAAGCCGACCTCTTCTGGGCTTCATTGAACGAGAAGAACAAATACTCTGAGAAGTATCAGGTCGATCTGTGTAACCTGTCTAAGGACGCTATCAAGACTTTGATGGACATGGGTATTAATGTAAAGAATGATTCGAACAAACCTGACCAGGGCTTCTTCGTTACTGCTAAGAGCAAGTTATATCCTATCCTTGCAGTGGATGAGAAGGGTAACCAGATTAGTGTTAAGATTGCTAACGGATCTAAAGGTGTTGCCTTGATCAAACCGTATTCGTATAATGTCGGTGGTAAGAAGGGTGTCGGAGTAGGTATCAGTAAGATCATCGTGAAAGATTTAATCGAGTACAAACCTACTGGTGTTAACCTTGCAGACATCGAGGAAGAAGCTCTCTGATGCACCTCGCCCTGATTGATGGGGACATTCTAGTTTATCGCATTGGCTTTGCATCGGAGGAAGATACCGAGTCAATAGCGATAGCTAGATGCGGTGAGTTTCTAGAGAACCTGATTCTCTTCAATGGATTCGAGGACTATAAAGGATATTTAACAGGTGGTAGTAACTTCAGGCATGATATAGCAGTAACTGCTCCGTATAAAGGTAATCGCAAATCAGCTAAGCCAAAGCACTACGCTATACTTCGACAGTATATGCAGCAGAGCTGGGGCTTTGAGATGATTGAAGAACAAGAAGCAGATGACGCTATTGGTATTGCAGCGTATGCACTAGAACCTGGTGAGTACTGTATTTGTACAATCGATAAAGACTTGGATATGATACGAGGAGATCACTTTAACTTTACTAAGGATCACCGTTACTTTATAACTGAGGAAGAAGGAATCAGGAATTTTTATAAACAGATTTTAACTGGTGATAGGGTAGACAATGTTGTTGGGATTAAAGGCATTGGAGCAGTTAAAGCAGAGAGAATACTTAAAGAATGCAAAGACGAAAACGAAATGTATCTTGCTGTCCTGGAAGCTTACAAAGGAGACGCAGCAAGGGTGCTGGAGAACGGACAATTACTGTGGATAAGAAGACAACCAAACCAAATCTGGACACCACCAAAGCTATCTACATCGAGTGGGTTGACGCAGTCGCAGACTCAGGATGGGAAGACGGAGTCAAAGCTGAGATCCACCTCTGTCACACAATCGGATTCCTGATTAGTGAAACAGCGGACGCAATATGCATTGCATCAACAGTGTCTAAGGAAGATAGCAACGCTAGGATGCATGTGCCTAAGGCATGGATAAAGAAACGAAAGGTAATTAAACTTGAAGCCCCAGTCAGCAAAAGCAAAAGGAAGAAAGTTACAGCAGTGGGTGAGAGACCAGATACTCCAACGATTCCCTACGCTGAGCACTGATGATGTCAGAAGCACAAGCATGGGAGCGAGTGGAGAGGATGTTCAGCTTAGCTCGGCTGCTCGTAGTCTTTTTCCTTTTCAGATTGAGTGCAAGAATCGCAAAGCTATTGCAGTCTTCAAAGATTATGAACAAGCTCAGACGCATGGATTAGTCGAGCCACTAGTAGTCTTGAAACAAAATAATAGTAAGCCTCTTGTCTTAGTAGATGCTGAATACTTTATTGAATTAGTTAGGAAAGCAAATGGAACTTAACATTAAAGAATGGAAAGTAGTCGGAGACAGTGCAAACTTTACTGTTCTTGGCATGGATGAACAAGGATGGATTTACTTTTGGAAGGATTCTAAATGGCACATCCTATAAATAGATATACGTTTGAATTCTTAGAAGGCGAAGAAGTCGATGCTAAGTATGACTTTCCTTTTAATAAAGAACTTAGACATGAGTTTCATATCTCAGCAGACCAGCCTTGGAACTATGTGCTGCGTGAGTTTATAAGCTTCTTGTCAAATGTATACGGATATGAAATTAATATAAAGGATTACGATGCCGACCCACTTGATAATTCCAGATTGTCAGATCAAACCTGGTCATGATTATAATTACTTACGAGCAATAGGAAACTACATTGTTAAGAAGCGTCCTGATGTTATTATTAATATTGGGGACTTTGCGGACATGCCTTCATTATCAAGCTACGATAAAGGAAAGAAGTCCTTCGAAGGTCGACGATATAAGCACGATGTAACTGCTACACATGAAGCAATGAACATCTTATTAAAACCACTGCGTGACTTACAAGCAAGACAGCGGAGGAATAAAGATAAGGTGTACAAACCACGAATGGTGTTAACGATAGGCAACCACGAACATCGTATTAATCGTGCAGTTGAAAACGATTCGATGTTAGATGGTACGATTTCAATAGAGGACTTGAAGTATGCTGAAGCTGGTTGGGAAGTTGTTCCGTTTGAGCAGCCAATTATTATTGATGGTGTTCTATATTCCCATTATGTTACTGCAGGTGCTCTTAATCGCCCTGTCGGATCGGCAGCAGCCATTATCTCCAAGAAACATCAGTCGTGTGTTGTGGGTCATCAGCAAGGTAGACAAGTTGCTTACGCTACTAGAGCAGATGGAAAAACGCTTACAGCGATAATCGCAGGGAGTTGCTATGAACACGACGAAGATTACTTGGGAGCACAGGGTAATAACTATTGGAGAGGTATTGTGGTCTTACACGAAGTTCATGACGGTTGCTTCGATGAGATGTTTGTTTCCTTAGACTTTTTAAAGAAGAGATACTTATGAAGAATCCAATTGCAATGCCTAAGCCATACGGATATGACGAAGGTGAGATAACCTTAGAAGAATATTTTCGTAGGCTACAGATAGAAGAACCAGCACTGGACTCCTACATTCCTGAACTAGATGCACCTAGAGACAAGCAAGTCGGAGGTAAGCACTACCATCAGGGTAAAGGAATTCAACCTTGGGATATTATCGAAGCATGGGATCTTGACTTCTGGGAAGGAAATGTGGTAAAATATATACTACGTTGGAAACATAAAGACGGAGTACAGGATTTAGAAAAAGCGAGGCACTACCTTGACTACATCATTAGTAAAGCTAATCAACGAAGCACATAAGAACGAAAGGAAACCAGTGAAATCAATTAAGTTTAATAAGTTTTTTCCAGAAGATAATTCATTTGTAAATGTATCAGGTAGTTTTACTGAGAAGGATGACTGGCAAATTAATCTAACTATCCAAGCAGACACTAAGAATGTAGTAGACTTCTGGGTTAGTGACTGGAATCATAAGGATGCAATTGCTCAGTTAAAGACGATTCAAGAAGCTGCTCAGAAAACGATTGACTTTGTAACTGCTTGTATGGCACAACCTGCTAAGGCTACTGCAGCGAATGCTGCTAAGCGAGCGAAGAAAAAGTAACATGAATCGTACTCTTACACTGACAGAGTTAAAAGAACGGTTGAAGAGTCTAGACGAAGTACTTCTTCTGGAGTTACTCGACATAGCTTCAGAAGATTTAGTAGAAACTTTTAGCGACAATATCGAAAACAATTACAACAGACTTCTAAAAGAAGTAGATTGGGAAGAAACTGAATGACAGAATTTAACACACCGTTTAGTACCGTAGGCTATATAACATACAAAAGGACATACGCTCGTCGATTGAACGAAGCAGATCCTGGTAGTCCTACAGAAGAGTTTGCAGACACAGTTAATCGTGTCGTAACAGCGTCTAATGACCAGCTTCAGTGTGGCTTTACTGATGCTGAGAAGAAACGTTTACAGAAGTATCTGATGGAATTGAAAGGCACTGTAGCAGGTCGCTTCTTATGGCAGCTGGGCACTGACACAGTAGGTCGCTTAGGTCTAGCTAGTCTACAGAACTGTGCCTTCACTGTAGTAGATCAGCCAGTGCGTCCGTTCACATGGGCAATGGATCTATTGATGCTAGGTTCAGGAGTAGGCTACAACATCCAACGTGAGCATGTGTCTAAGCTTCCTCCAGTTAATGTTAGCTTTGCTGCTCCGACTCGTGTTGATAGTAATGATGCTGACTTTATTGTACCTGACTCTCGTGAAGGATGGGTTAAGCTCCTCGGTAAAACATTGAAGGCTGCCTTCTTAGCGAACACTGCTACAACCTTTACTTATTCAACGAAACTAGTTCGTGGTAAGGGTTCTCCTATCAAGGGCTTTGGTGGCACTGCTTCAGGTGCTGAGGATTTATGTTGGGGTATTGCTAAGATCAGTGAGATCTTGGAGAAGCGAGCTGGTAGACAGTTACGCTCTATCGACTGCCTCGACATCATGAACATTATCGGTGCAATTGTAGTAGCAGGTAATGTAAGACGCTCTGCTCAGATTGCTATTGGTGATCCTGATGATGTTGAATACTTGCTGGCTAAACGGTGGGACATGGGTAACATTCCTTCGTGGAGAGCTATGTCTAATAACAGCGTAGTATGCAATGACTTCAAAGATCTCCATGAGTATTTCTGGGATGGGTACGAAGGCAAGGGCGAGCCTTATGGTTTAATCAACCTAAAGCTTAGCAGAAAGATTGGACGATTGGGAGAGACTCAATATCCTGATCCTAAGGTGATGGGTTACAATCCTTGTGCTGAGCAGTCCCTAGCTCCTTATGAGACTTGTTGTTTAGCTGAGATATATCTGCCTAATGTCACGAACAAAGCTGAGTTCATTGACATCTGTAAGCTGCTATATCGTATCAATAAGCACAGTCTTGCTTTACCCTGCCACCTCGAAGAGACTGCAGATATTGTACATAGTAATATGCGGATGGGCATCGGAGTTACTGGTGTCTTGCAAGCAAGTGATGATCAACGTAGCTGGCTATCTGAAGCTTATGAAGAGTTACGAGCTTTCGATAAGGAGTACAGTGCTAAGCATGGCTTCCCAGAGTCAGTAAAACTTACCACTGTTAAACCTTCAGGTACATTATCATTGCTTCCAGGTGTAACTTCTGGTTGCCACCCTGCGTATTCTCGGTACATGATTCGTAGGATTCGTATTGCAGCAGACCACGCTCTCGTACAAGTCTGTCGTGATCACGGCTATCCTGTGGAGTATCAGCGTAACTTTGATGGTAGTGAAGATCACAGTACAATGGTAGTTAGCTTCCCGTTCTGCTATCCAGAGGGAATAAAGTTAGCTGCTGAGATGACTGCGATTGATCAGTTGGAAGTTGTGAAGTGGTTGCAAGCTCATTGGTCAGATAATAGTGTTTCCTGTACAGTGTATTATCGTAAGGAAGAACTACCTGAGATCAAGAAGTACCTTGCTAAGAACTATAAGAACAATCATAAGTCCTTGTCGTTCTTGCTACACAATGAGCATGGATTCCACCAAGCACCTTTGGAGGAGATTACTAAAGAGCAGTATGAAGAGCTAGTCGCTAAGACTCGTTTGATTACTAAGATTGATGAAGCAAGCTTTGACGGTGGGGACGAGTGTGCCAGTGGTGCATGCCCAGTTAAATGAAGATTGAACTGCTAAACTTAACTGAGAATGAGGATGGGTCTGCTGATATGGAAGTAGAACTAGACGAAGAAGCTAAGACTCTTCTCATTCAGGTTGGCTTAGAAACCCTGTTCCTCAGAGCAATAGAAAATTATAAGGAATCGAAATGAGTATTGAACTATCTTTTCTTACTGGGTTTATGGTAGGCTTTGAATATATCGATGAATATGATGATTGTCGACATCTTATTCTAGACGTAGGAATATTCAGGCTACTGTTTTCCTTCGAGCGTTAACTTAAGAGCCCCTGCAAAGGGGCTTTTTTATTGGAACGGACGAGTGCCGTTACGGTCTATAATTAAAGCTTGTTTCTTGGGTGCTTCAGAAGGGGTATTAGGAACGCTTATATGAGTCCAGGAAGCAAATTCTTCGATGATCTGATGGTAGGGTATATCTGCTTTAATGCAAGCCTCTACGACCTGTTTAGGGGTCATACCGTGGACTTTGAAATCAGCAGCACAACCTAATGGATGTTGGGATTTACTGGTAGAACCTATAGCTTTATTTACCTCAGGAGATCTATACCCAGAGGTTATAATAATAGGCTTACCAATTACTGCTCTAACCTGCTCAAGCAGGGCTGCTACCCTAGTCAGGTTAGCTATCGCTGTAGCATTAGGAGTATTGTCTAATCCTCTACGCTCAGCAGTCTGTGAAGCAGTGAGTTCTGCTAGGCTAAAGTTAGGGCTTAGCTGCATTTAAACTCTTCTTGGCATAAAAGAGAGACCTGTCACCAAATAGATAAAAACCAATGGCAGAAGCAAAGTTGCTAACAGTATCACTTGCACCTCCTGAGAGTTCTAAATAAGCCCACGTTCCTAAGACAATGAATGCTATCGTAGGACGCATTAATCTGACTACAGCTTCCACCCAGGGATAGGATGGATTAGTACCACCTGCATCGTTCATAGCCTTGAACATGTCTAAGTCAAGCTGACGCATCTGTACATATTGTTCTATCGTAGCAGGTTTAAATTCCGAAGGAGCTACGAAGCGAGAGATCAGAGACTTACCTAAGTCAACGACTAACGGAGCAAACGCTGCTAAGGCTGTTAACGGATCAATCATTGTTTCTCCTTCTTCCTACGAGTTTCACGAGCTGCTTCGATACGATCTAGTTCTGCACTATACTTCTCCAACGCAGCTTCAGCGTCGTATACTTCTCTAGTCTTTTCTTTTACAGCAGCTCTCTTGATAAAGCCTTTCAATGCTGCGATATCTTTCTTGATTGTCTGAGCTTGTTGAGCACCTACGTCATCAAAGATTACATCATAAATACGAATACCAGTTAAGTACTGTGCTTCTCTTTGCTCTTCAGGTAAATCAACACGAGTCTCACGAGGGGTAAAACCTAAGATTCCAGGAATAGTTACAACCTCTTTAGTTACAGGATCTACTGATCGTGTACCGAAGACACCGCCTGGGTTAGCTCTGTCGATCTCATTAAGCATTACAATATTAGACAGTGCCTTAGCTAAGTGTACTGGCATCTTCATACCTAACATATCAGCAGTTTGTCCCTTAAACTCTTCAATAGTCTTACGACGGAAGAAGTCATAGTTAGATAGATATTCTACTGGGGCTTTGAGCAGAGGAGACACACCTCCAAGAGCTGTGGAAATCGTGCTAGAAAGTTTCCCTTTCTCAATCTTCTCAGGAGTTGTCTCAGTATCTAGCCACTTAGTAAATGTAGCAAGATCAGCAAAAGGAATTAGGTTAGCTAATGTGATAGCCTTAGCAGTTCCTGGCAGAGCAGGTTCTCCTAAGAACTTCTCAGCACCGTAGATTGGTAAAGCTTCTCTGATATAGCTAGGAACATCTTCTAAGTCTGGTACTTCTGTCTCAAACTGAATGTTCTCTCTCGCTAAGTTCAGCTTATTAACCTTATCTGGGTGACGCACAATAGCCTCTAACTGCAGAGGTAAGTTCTTACGAGACCATGTGTAGAATGGCATCAAACGCTTCAGTGTGCTACGCTCAAATGGACTGAGATCACCGTAGTCAAAGAGGTACTTACGCACTTGCGAAGCAGCCTCATCAAAGTTCTTACCCTTGTTTAGCGAGTCAATGAAGAGAGCAATACGAGCATTGTCTTCAATGGTCTGTCCAATCTTAAAACCACCACGAAGAATAGGATTACGAGTAGACAGAGTAAAAGGATTAGATGAACCACCCTTAAGAACATCTTCTACGGTGCGAGTTATATCGCCTGAGTATTGACCTTCTCCGAACACACCACGAGTAGCCATTGCATTGTAGAGTTCATCTGTTTTATATCCAGCAATAGAACCATTCATATTATTCTTAGCAAGCTTGACTTGGAAAGCAGCAGCATCAGCGTATGGTTTAGGAGTTGTCACACCAGCGAGGTAGTTATTCCACAAGTTACCAATAGTATTCTTAGCATGGTATGCAGGACGAGCACCTAGAGACCACATCTTCCACCAGTTCTGAGCTCCGTCATATACCTTCAAGAACTTGTTGATCTCTTCGTTACTGGTTAAGACCTGATATGAACGGTTTAAACGAGCAGCCACTTCTTGTGGAAACTTTATACCAGGAATCTCAGGGACTGTAGTGTAAGAAGCAGGAGCTACTTCAGCACGTACTCCTAATTGAGCAGCATCATCTAAAAACTTTCTACCTGCGATAGCCTGAGCAGCATTAAACTCAGCATATCCTGCCAAGATTGCTGGATCATCTTGGAAAAACTTAGCTGTTCCGTACAGGTTCTTAGAGTTAATCTCCTTAACAGTGCCCTCGATCTCACGAGAGATAGCTTGAGGAGTCTTAGCAGAAGGACGTAGACCAAAGAAGTTCTTAGTTCCTTCACCTTTGAGGAGTTCATCTGCTTCTTTAGTTAAGACGTGAGGCATATAAGTCTCGCCTAAGTCTCCAATGTCTACACCAGCAGCTCTTTGTTGTTCTAAGAGTTCACGATTACGAGCTACGATTTTGCTCTCGATAGCACCAATAACATCATCTGACATATTTCCTGTCTCGATGTCTTGTACAATTTTAGCTTTTAATTCGTTAACTGGAACACCAGTCTGCTTAGATAATGCTTTGATCTGGTTGTCTAAAGCTTTAGCGTTCTGAACTCCTTCGATCCTTGCTTTATCTTTTAGATAACGATAGTTGTTAAAGAGTTCCTGAGCCTTAGCTACATCACCAGTATTAATATTGAAAGCTCTGAACAATTCGTTATCTGCTAAGCGAGAAGTAATGCCAATAGAACCATCTACTGTCTTAGCAGCAGACTTAACGGTACTAAAGAAAGGAGCTACAGTTCCTCCTTTGAGAGGATCAATCACAACATCTCCCATAAATCCTAAGAGCATAGACTTAACTGGATTGTTTCGACGGAACTCCTCAGGCAATGCTTCTTGAAATGAAGCTTTTTCTTCTCCTCTGAGACCACGAATACCAGCTTGCTGAGCATCTCTTAAGTTTTTATCAGAAAGGATATCCCAAACAGGAGCACCACTCTTAAACTCAGGAGTTTGTCCGATTGCTTTTAGATATGTAGCAGTGGCTTGGAATGGACGGCTAAGGATTTCAATAGAATCGAGGAGGAAGTTGCCAGTAGTTTTACCTGCTTTTTGTACATCCTCAGGTAATGCATTGTAGCCAGATTTAAATATACTGCCAATCTTACCAGCTACTTCTTTGACTGGATCAGGAATAGCCTGAGCAATTCTATCAATAGCAGCCTTGTTGGTTTCTGATACAAGAGGGTCTGCAACGATAGCTTGCTTTGCTGAAGGATTATATTGCTGCTGAGCGTACTGAATAGCTTGTGCTTCAGTTGCACCCTCAGGAGCATTGACTTCTATTACAGCACCGTCTGGAGCTGTTACTTTAAAAACAGGCATTGAAACTCCTTATTTCTTAGGAGGTTGAACTACAGTCGCAGACCATCCGTTAGTACTACCCGCACGTGGAGCAGCAGGTGCAGCAGGAGGAGCTCCAACAGCAGATGGAGGAGTAATCGTTACGTTAGCTCTACCAGCCCAAGGCTCACGCAGTGCAAGTCGTTGAGAATTTACTAACTCAGTGTTGGCTAGATTAGCACCACGAAGAGGTTTAGTAGGATCTAAGCCAGCAGCTCTAAACAAAGCAATAGCAGACTCACGCTCAGCATTCCAACGTTGACCAGCATCAAAGTTATCGTTAGCAATCTTATTGAGTTCTGCGTTATTCTTCCTAATTTGACCTTTAATATCTTCAATACGTAGAAGTTTTGTTTCAGCTTCAACAGCTTCTTTCTTAGCTTCTTTCTCTGAAATACGATACAACGAAGTAGCTCTACGGAAATCTGGATCATTAGTTAAACCAAACTTCTTAGCAAACTCTGTAAGCTCCGCAGCAGTCTGAGGAATAGGAACTTCTTCTTCATTCCATCCTTTAGTTGTTGCTTTACGTAGGATGTTTACTTTAAGAGGATCAATGTAGACATCGACAGACTCAGGATCTTCTCTTACAGCTTTCTGAGCAGCGGTAAATACAGTTGTTTCTTTCTCTTTGAATTTAATAAACTCAGCAGTTGCTTGTGCTTTAGCATCAGCATACTCAGGAGGCAGTGCGTCAGCTACTGCTTTGTAATACTCCGCAGTACCTACTTGATACTGAGTACCAATGTCATTTAATACTTTAGTAATATCAGCTATCTTCTTATCTACTGGTGTCTCAGTCAATCCTAAAGCAGTTCCTCCGATCTGAGCTAAAGCAATACCCATCTTCTCATAAGGAGAACCAGCCTGGGCATATAAATTAGACCAGAGTTTCTGTTGCTGCATGGAGTACTCAGCAGGATCTACTCCAAATAAACTTTGTGCAAAAGGTTTAGTAGCCATGATTATCCTTTAATTAACCAAACAATGAGCCAGTACCACGACGACTCATGCCATATGCCTGAGCACCACCGCTAATTAAACCACTCCAGAAGCCAGCATTAGCAGCATTGGCTGCAGCAGTTGCACCGTATTGTGTTTGTGCAGCTTGTGTTTGACCACCAGTATAGAGCTGTGCAGCTTGCGATGCACCTGGTTGAGCAGCTTGACCGAGTTGAACACCTAGTTGGAACGGCATCTGACTCATCTGTTCTACTTGACCAGCAGTTCCTAATTGAGTCTGGAATGGAGCATAAGCACCAGCACCTACCTGAGCTTGCTGTCCTAGTAAAGAACCACCAGTACCGAACAAGCCAGCACCGTAGCTAATATCTTGCATGAGACGCTGACGAGCTAAGTCTTCTGCACTTGCTAATGTACCAAAAGCATTCTGCCTGAATCCTAAGCTTGTGCCTAAGTTTTGTAACATGTTTTGACGAGCAAGTTCCTGGGCAGCAGTTCTTGTTGCTAGAGATTGACCACCTAGTTGTGTGCCTAAGCCAATATCTTGAGCTAAACGACTACGAGCTACATCAGTTGCTGTTGCAGTCAGTTCTCTTTCTTGACGAGCAAGTGAGTTAAAATAAGCTTGCATCTCTGGACTTGTAGGAGCACCACCTGTACCAGTATTAACTCCTAAGCCACCACGACCAGTTGCAAATACATTTGAACGTAAACGAGCAAACTGAGATTCTTGTTCAGGTCTTAGGAGTGCTCGCTGTTGTTCAATATATTGTTGAGCAGCAGCAGTAGGATCATATGTTGTAGGAGTAACTGTAGAAGCTAATCTACTTAATTGATCTGCATAGGATAGTGCTTCAGGAGAGACTTCAGGGGCAAACGAAGTAGGCATCAATCCTTCAGCAGCTCTGCGGTATTGTGCTGCTAAGTCTACTGCTTCAGCAGAAGGAGCACGATTGACTTGATCTGGAAGGAAAGCTCCTCCGAGTTGGAACAAACGTTGAGCACCTCCTGCGATTGGAGAAGCCATTAATTGCTGTTCTTCAGCGAATGTTAGACCCCGACCAAACTGACCAAACAATCTATTTTGAATAGCTTGTAGTTCTGGAGAAGCTGTATATCCCGCAGAAGAAATGTAAGGTATACCTGTCTCAGGATCTACCTCACGAGTAAACTGAGATGTTCCAAACCTAGTGGTCATTCCTACAGGTCTAAACGCAGCAGCAGCAGCTCCCTCACGAGATGCTTCACGCATTTGGTTAGCAGCGTCTATACCAGCTTGTCTAGTGCTGTTAGCCCCTGTGAATACATTTGCAATACTACTGACTACACCGCCCATTATTTGCTCCTAGAATAAATATCGTATTTCACGTTATTAAATACTACTTTATCAAATTTCTTCCATCCTGTTACTTTTCCAAACTTAGCAAGTTTTGTATTTGTTTCAGCTACTAATGCTACTAATGGAATATTTACTAAATACTGTAATAAATTTAAATCTTCTAAATACTTTGTTTTAACTATTGGTGTCCATCTATGTACATCTGAGTGAAACCACAACATGCTTTCAAATAATTCCAAAGACATTGTATAGTCTTCTCTTAAGACTACTGGTACTTTCATTATAGCTTCATAATATACGCTAAGGCATAGTATGGAGGTAAGTTAGCATTTGTACCACTAGAACCTTCTGTACTGTTTGAAACAGTGATTCCTGTTACTGCACTATTGGTTGTTCCTGTCAATGTATTAATATTTCTATATACAGAACTTGATCCAGGACCTGTAAAACTTGTTATATTACCAGAATCACTTGTGGATGTTGTGTTGCCTAATCCGTGTGTATGTCCTGCATCTGCTACAGTTGCTGTATGTGTATGGCTTACAATGATTGCATCTTTAGTACCGCCAGTTAAAGTACTAGATCCTGTAATTGTTGTATTAGCTACACCAGTAGCATCGCTATGTGCTCCAATAACAAAACGATTACGAAGATCAGGAGTACCGTTAGAGCCATTACATAAAGCCCATCCAGTCGGAATGGTAGCAATACTTCCGTACCACAGACTAATAATTCCTGTAGGAACTAATGTTGTTGTTGCTGTTTGAACAAAAGCTGTTGTAGCAACTTGTGTAGTATTTGTGCCAGCGGAAGCAGTAGGAGCTATTGGAGTTCCTGTCAATGTAGGACTAGACAACGAAGCACTAGTCAATGTAGGACTAGTTAGTGTTTTATTTGTTAAAGTTTCTGATCCAGTAAGAGTAGCAAAATTACCATCTGATAGTGCCGTATTAAACTGAGCTATCGTACCAGATAAAGTATTACTTGTTAAATTAATAGTTTTATTGGTGATCGTAGCGGTTGTATCTCTTTCATTGGTAACAACTGCTTGAGTAAATGCTGTTGTAGCAACTTGAGTGGTATTAGTAGCTGTAGTAGCAGTAGGGGCTGTTGGAGTGCCAGTTAATGCAGGACTATTTAAGTCAGCTTTAGAAGAAATAGCAGAAGCTATTGCAGTTAATTCAGTATCAATCTCAGCACCCTTGACAATCTTACCAGCGTTACCTGAAGGTAAACTATCTTTAGCTGTGAAGTTTGTTGCCTTTACATAATTTGACATGTTATATCCTTAGACTAAAGTCTTTCCTTGTTTAATTCCTACGTCAATCTTTTGAATAGACAGAGGATTACCATTGATGTCAGCTTCTAAACCTAGCTGCATTACTGTTCCTTGTCCACCTGCGTTTATACTAAAACGATCTAATACAATGCCTGAGCTATACTCAGCAATATTATATTCACCAATATTATATTCATACACCACAGCAGTATCTAAGGTATACGTTGTAGCTTGATAACCTTCGGTATAATCAAAACCCCATTTAACAGATACTGATTGGTTTGTTCCTCCGATTAAAACCCAACCAATCTTTTTTAAAATCTTTAAAGATGTAGCAGCGTCAAAGTCAAAATAATTAGTAAAGTATTGCATACGATAAGCTGAGCCATTATCAGAATGACCAAAATATTTACCAATATAGCCAGGCTTACCAATTAACAAATTTCTATCTTGTGTTACGGTAAATGCTTTAGGATCTAAACTATCCCAAATTGTTACTCTCATTGCACCATCTTGCAATGCAGCACGAGTATCAAAACAATACACAAAACGAGTTGTCGGTAGCGTTAAGAGATAAATAGCATCTCTTTCATAATAAATACTTTTAATCTTGGTTAAGTCTGTCTCAGAAGAAACAGCAGTCATTAACTCATCACGAACATTCTTAGAGATGTCTCGCATTGGTAAAGACTTTTCTTGTACTACTCGCTGTAAACTCCGAACTCCTGCGTCAGATAAGAATAACACATCTGTGCCAATACTCTGAACTGAATCACGAGCAATACATCCTACATTGTTTAATACTTCTACTAAAGTTAATGAAGCAGTATCTAATGGATTAGCATAGATTGCTGTGTGTTTACGACCAAAGAATATAATATATCCATTATGTGCTGCAGCAGCGACTACAGGATCTCCATTAGGGAGAACTTCTTGTAGGTTTATGTATCCAGCAGATCCGTTTAAGAAATCTGTACCAGCTAGTAAGTCGCTGAAATAGACAGTCTGGGTATCGCCTGAGATACCACCACACCAAATTCTACCATAAGCGGATAAGACCCAACTTGGCATGAATGATGCGGTGTTGTGGTTAGATGGTAATTTAGCGTCATCTCCTACACGCTGAAATCCAAAAATGTTACTATTGTGAGCATCAAATGCTCCTCCAGAAACAGGTAACTCATGCCACACTAACATTGGATGCCCAGCTTGTGCTAAATACACATGAGGTTGGAAATCGCTTACATCACCATACGACAGAGCAGCACCTTGCCAGTTATTAGCAGTAATCGTGTAAATAGCATTACCGCTGTTATCTGCATTACGCACTGTCTTAGTAGTCATCGTAGTTGTGCCTACGAATAACTTATTATTACCAGCACTCAATACTTCTGTACCACCGCCAGTTACTACTTCAAATAAAAACTCTATTGGATTAGCAGCTCCTAAGTCAGTATTAACTGAGGTGTTCAGAGCAGTCCATCCCCGTCTTGCTCCGATACGACCATATTTATCTATCACACAGTTCTGAGCTTTTAATGCAAAGCCAGAAGACAGAGTGATACTACTCTCTTGTGTGTTTAATCCGTAGAAGCCTGGAGCAGCGATTGACGCTGTTTGTAGTGGACTAGCCATTAGACCCAAACCCACTCTTGTTCTTCTAAATACCGTCCTGATTCTAAAGCAATAGCATCTGCTAAGCTCTGACGCATTAGTTGATATGTCTCTCCTGCTTGTACTCCACCATCTTCACCACGTTCTGCCTGAGCACGTGCTAATGCACCAAGAATAACTGGCTCATGAGGAACTAATAATGTATCAGCATTAGCTACTAAGGGTTCTTGTGGTTTGATAATGTTAAAACGAATATTATATACACCGTTAGGAATAGGATATAAATCTACTTGAGTATCTCCGTTAGCATCAGTTCCGTTAAAGTTATAATACTGAGGAGCACCACGCACAGGGGTAGTCATTAAGAACTGTTGATCCATCCATTTTGTTGTGGCTAGTTCTACAAAAGCATTAGTAGTATCGTTAATAACGTCAATAACTCTAAACCGCTGTCCAGATCCTTCTAATACATAGTTAAATAACTCAGCCGTAGTGTCCGCTGTAAGCGTCTCAGATAGACTATTCCAGTTATAGGAGTCTTCTACCATTCTTTTAGAGTCGTTGACAAACTTAGCGATTAGTTTAACATAGGCAGTATCAGAGACTGAGGAAGCCTCTGGCTCACGTAGCCTGATAAGCACGTCATTTACGAGTTGGATATAGTTCATCGATGCCATAGTTATATATTATACCATAAAATTGGTTAAAAGTCAATACCCTGTGTGATCTGCTACAGCTTTACATAATGCAATAAACTTCTCTTGATCGTACTGCTGCTTCATAAAGTTAATATCCTTATGAACTAACTGGACATTTTCCTTGAGATAGCCTTCTGAGCTATCAATACGATCAATAGAAGCCGTAGCAGTTAAGCCCTTCTCAGCCCATCCAATAGGTAGTCCAGATAAAGCACAGACTCCTCCTTGCTTTTCGTAGAGTTCCCAGATAAACTCAATGGTTAAATCCCACTGAAAACCTCTGGAGATTCCTCCTCGTTGTTTTACAGCTAACCATGTATGAGGTATCTGATGGTATCTACCTTTAAAATTATTATCATGACTGCTGCAGGAACGACACTTCCACTGTCCACGCACTGCTGACTTATAATGATCTAATCGTCCATATGTTTGAACAGCATTACATTCTGGGCAGTTCTTAGTGTAAGTCTTTGATTTTACTACCATTTTACCCGATCCGACCAGTACGCAGCAGAAAGCTTACCTTTAGCGATATTCGCAGCATGGCGAGCTTTGAAGCTCTTCTGTCTAGCTTTCTGAGCTGGTGTCTTAGGATTTGAACCTGCTCCGCTTACACCTTGTTGACCAAAACGAATTAACTTCTCCGTATCCCCAGACTTAGCTAATACAGCATGGGATTTAGTAGGGTGGTTAGGAGTACGTTTAGGTTTATTGTAACCTGAGAATGTTTCTTTACCCTTTTTAATCATTTTTTCTTAGCAGTTTTAGCTGCTTCCTTAAAAGCTTTAGCTGTAGGAGCTCCTTTAGAGCCTACCTTACGCATCTTTTCACCAGACCCAGCAGCAATCCTACGACGCTTAGCTGCGATGTTGGCATACAAGCCAGGCTTAGTAGCCACGCTTAGCACCCATCTTCTTAGCTGGCTTAGATACCATCTTAGCACCAGTCTTCTGAGCATACTGCTTAGCTTCTTTTTTACCCTTAGCAGTGTAGGGAAACTTTTTCTCTTTTACCATTGGCATATTATTTACCTTTCTTCATTGGCTTAGACATACCAGCTTGACTTAAAGCAATAGCTACTGCTTGCTTACGAGATTTAACCTTCTTAGGAGATTTACCAATATTGAGTTCTCCTTTTTTGTACTCTCGCATTACTTTGCTAATCTTAGCTTCTTGTTTCTTAGTAGCCATTTACTTCTCTTAATTAAACTGTTGTACAGTGCTGCGTTGCTCTAACTCGACTGTAATGATGCAAGTACAAGTAGAGCCTGTCTCAGACTGTACTCGAATCTCATCACCTTCGTCTAGGATTACTTCTGATCCATCAAACTTTAAGAATGACTTAGCAGTTAGACCATATTCAAATACTACTTCAATCTCAGTGTTTTCACTGGAGTCATACCACCAACAAGTAAACCACTTAGAAGAAGCACTATGGTTTGCTGCAAAGAGTAAACTCCAACGAGCAATATTCCTAGTTGGAACAGTAAACATTGTAGTCTTAGTATTAGCTACTAAGTCTTTACCTACGGAGTGTGGTCTACTCATTTCTTAAATACCAAGTCAGCCATCCAAGTTACAAAACCACCAAAGACTGAGGCAGCTCCCATAATAGCCCACAACGATCCTTTAGAGCGTTCAGCCATTGCAACAAGTTTCTTGATGTCGGACTCCATTGTACTTACTTTGGATTCTAAATTTTCAACAGCTTGCACTAGCTTGCCGTACTCTACTGGATCGATGTCAGCCATGATTTTTATTATTCAGTTACGGTTTCTTTGGATTCTAAACTAGCTTTGAGTCTTGCAAGGAATGCCTCCTTACCTACTTGGAGCTGGTCTAAGTTAAATTGTGTAGAAGCAATCTTACGATCTAAGTCTAAACAATGATTAACAAGCAACTTCTGCTCATCAGTCATTTCATCAAAATTGTGTTCTACATCATCGATTACGATTGTCTGTGTTTTTTTCTCGGACATCGTTATTCTCCTTTAAAGTTAAGTTAAATTACCAAGGTAGTCCAGATTCCTGAACTGGGTTCTTCAGAGCTTCAATCTGTGCAGCTAAACTATCCTGTACAGTTTCTTCTCCTAAAGAATCTTTAACCCATCCGATGACTTGCTCTTTAGTCAGGCTTTCAAAAGGTGTAAAATTGTCAGCTTCTTGTGTATATCCTACAGTACCGTAGGTCGAAGCAGTTACTTCTCCGTCGACTGCAGATACAGTATAATGTACTGTGGTTACAAATCCATTGTCAGCTTTACGCTCTAAGTTTACTACATTCCATTCAAAGTTCATACCTTAATCTCCTTTAATTCCTCTAGTGTTGTAGCCTCATCAGCCAGTTTAGTAATATCTCTTAGCCTTTGCTTTTCAGCAACGATCGCAGCAGTGTCTGCTCCAGACTCTAAAGCTCTCTGAAATGCCACATCCTGAGCTTGTAGTAAAGGGGTACGCTCAACACGAAGACGCTCCTTTGTTATCTGCTTAGCTTTGTCAATGTTAATAACAATCATTCTTGATACTCCCATGCGTTACGGAAAGTTCTGTCTTCAGGAATCTCAGAGACATCTACAATCTTATAAGGCTTACCAGCAGGAACATCCTTAGCAGCAAGCTCTTCGATTGTGTGGTCTTGGAGATACTCAGGAGTTGGAATTAAGACGGATACTCCACCGTTATCGTTAGGAAATATAATTCGTTGATTCATGTTAATCCTTATTTTTTAGCGGAATACTGCTACATTAACAACAGGGCAGTCAATAACTTGACCGTTTGCAGAGTTCTGTGTCACTACTTGAATATTTGTAGTTTGAAAGGTATTGGAGATAGTTTTCTTACCAAGAAAGAGATTGACCCACGAATTGCTTGTGCTGTCAAACTCTTTACCTAAGCCAGCAACAGAATAATTCGTGTCAGGCATTGCGTTTGTGAAGTTAACACCATAATCACCAGTACCATTATCAGTAATAGAACTTACATTACCACTACCACGAATAGCTACAGTGCCAGTACCGTTGAAGTTCACCCATGCACGACATCCGTATGCAGTTGCTACTGAGCCGTAACCTGAGTTGAACTGTAGGTTACCGCTAGAGGTGAGCCTCATTCGTTCTGTAGCTGTGCCATTGTCTACTGTAGAAATAATTGCACCATGACCAACTCCTTGGTCAATATATCCTACAAAATCTGCACCATAATTAGAACGAGCAGCACGAATAGAAGTTGAGCTAAATCCTGAAACTGCTGCTGCGTCTGAAACATGAAGTTTTGTAGATGGACTAGTAGTACCAATACCAACATTACCATTAGAGTCGATACGCATCCGTTCTGTTGTGCCGCTAGAACCATCAACCCCAAAAGTTAATGCTGTACCATTTTGACCTATTCTGCTTGCTCCGTCACCAGCATCGGTCATTTGTATAAATACAGCAGCATTATCTTGTAAATGTAGTTTTGTTTGTGGACTAGTAGTACCAATACCAACATTACCACTGGAGTCGATACGCATTGATTCTGAACCACCAAACTGTCCAAATACGGTATTGTTTCCAATGCTTCCTACATACGGTAAAGTTGCTCCAGTAGTAGAGTCTTTAAAAACAATAACACTAGCACCTATAGTGGCTTCAACTCGCATTGGTGGGTTTGAGCCTGATACAACATGAAGGCGTGTAGCAGGACTAGCAGTACCAATACCTACATTACCACTAGAATCGATACGCATACGCTCTACAACACCACCAGCAGCATTAGTTTGTGTAGAAAATGCTAAAGCCCCTCCAATATCGTTTGAGCCATTAAATACTGTATATACTCCAGATACAGACGCAATAGATAAGCCACCGATTTGGTATAGAGTTTTAGCAATTCTACCTAATCCTGATACATCATTATTAGTAATAGTGACTGTGGCAGCGTCTTCTGTACCAGCGTTTGAGATTGAATTTACAACAGAGCCTAAAACTTCTAATTTTGAACTAGTTGTAGTAGTACCAATACCTACATTACCACTTGTATCTATGCGTAGTCTTTCGCTACCGCCTGTATACATTGTTAGTGGTAGGTATGTGCCTGTTCCATTAATTGCTGAAGCTATACGAACATCAGAGCCAGTGTTCAATAAAGTAAAGCGAGATGAATTAGTAGGGTCTGCTGCATTATTTAAATCAATTCCTGCTTGAGTAGCTGTCCCATTAGGCAATATTTCAATATAGGTATTTGAATTTGTTGTGCTAGTTTGAAAAGCTACACGATTAGCAACAGTAGCATTACTAAAATCACCAGTAATACGATTACCTGTGCCTGTGAAGGTGAGGTTGCCTGAGTTAGTTACACCAGCTAAGGTTTTGTTAGAGAGAGTCTGAGTATCAGAAGTTCCGACTACTGTACCAGATGGAGCAGTCTTAGTAGCCCAAGTATCTAAGTCAGCATCCCATGCTTGGACATTCGTGCCAATCGCTACTCCTAAGTTAGTCCTAGCAGTAGCAGCGTTAGCTAAGTCAGATAAGTTATTAGAAGCAAGTAAAGCACCAGAGAGCGAAGCATAGGCATCTAACCAAGCAGAACCACTCCAGACTTTCATCTCGTTAGTGGTTGTATTAAAATACAAAGCACCTACTAAAAGAGTATTACCATCATTGTCTACAGACGGAGCAGAAGATTTAGCTCCTAAGTAACGATCATCGAATGAGTCGTAGGAAGCTGCAGCGTTAGTCGCTGAAGTTGCAGCAGCAGAAGCTGAGTTACTTGCGTTAGTTGCTGAGGTAGACGCTGCAGAAGCTGAGTTGCTGGCATTAGTAGCCGATGTAGCAGCAGCACTGGCAGAGTTACTAGCGTTAGTTGCTGAAGTAGATGCAGCAGAAGCTGAATTGCTCGCATTAGTGGCTTGGGTAGTTGCAGTGGTTGCTGATCCTGCAGCAGATGTAGCAGACGAAGCAGCATTCGTAGCAGAAGTTGACGCTGCAGACGCAGAATTAGATGCGTTAGTTGCAGAAGTCGCTGCTGCGGTAGCTGAGTTTGCTGCGTTAGTAGCCTGAGTAGTAGCTGTAGAAGCACTTCCTGAAGCTGATGTAGCAGACGATGCAGCATTTGTAGCGGAAGTAGCAGCTGCGGTAGCTGAATTAGATGCGTTAGTTGCAGAAGTAGACGCAGCAGATGCACTGTTTGAGGCATTTGTTGCAGATGTAGAAGCATTGCTGGCTGAGGTTGAAGCAGCCGATGCAGATGATGCAGCGTTAGTAGCAGATGTTGAAGCGTTGCTTGCAGAAGTAGATGCAGCACTGGCAGAACTTGCAGCGTTAGTTGCAGCAGTTTCTGCGTTAGTCTCTGCTGTCTCTGCATTAGTCTCTGCAGTCTCAGCGTTAGTCTCTGCTAATTCTGCAGCAGCTTGAGCTGCCTCTGCAGCAGCCTGTGCAGCAAGTGCAGCGTCTTTTGCTTGAATTGTAATGAGTGCTTCACTGGAAGAATCATTTATTGCATCACCAGAGCCACCTGCTCCACGATAAATACCTATGATTTTACCCTACCTTCCTAAACTTTATTTGATTTACTTAAATTGTCTTTTGCAGATAATACTTGTAAATTCCAAGGCACATGAAGCCCACATACTGTTTTACCTTTTAAAGGTATTATATGATCAACATGATATTTTGTATCTGTTAATTCTTCTTGTAATTTAGTTAACCAATAAAATGCTTCTATTTGTTGATGATGTTTTTTAGTTAACCAATTTGGTGTTGCGTTTAGTTTTAATGCTCTTCGCTTATTCTCATGTGCAGCATGACGATCTTTATTATATTTTCGCCATTCTATTGAATAAGTTTTATTCTTCTGTAAAGCGTATTCTTTATTTTGATAGTACCATTTAGACGCTCTGTCTTTTGCTTTCTCTCTGTTTCGTAAAGCATAATCTCTATCTTGTTCTTGTTTACAAGGACGGCATTCATCTGCTAAACCGTCTTTCCGAGACTTATTTTTACCAAATAAATCAAGTTCTTTAGATTGCTTACATTTATAACAGTATTTCATTTGTTTAAATACACTCAGTGAATGCACTTAAAGAAAAACTCTCCAGCCGAAACTGGAGAGCTTTAGAGTTGCTATTAAGCGTTTACAGCGAGTACGAAACCAGCTTCTGGACGTACAGTCTTCACACCGAACAATGTGTCGGCAGTGTAGAGCGTAGACAGATACTCTTGCTTGTACTGAGTCTGTGAACGAACAGCCATTTGCTCAGCCAATACCATTGCATCTTTGTGTGCAAGGATAGCAGCTTTGATGTCGCCACCAGCAGTTGCTGTGTTCTGAGCATCAGTCTCGATAACTGGGCAGTTGCTCGAAACATAGATGTCGATACCATAGAGGCTACCGATTTGACCATTCTGAACACCACGACCATCAACAAAGTCAGAGCTGTTATAACGGTCAATACCCATGATAGCAGCACGGAGTGATGGAGGAACAACAAAGAAACGACCATCCATTGGAACATCAGCGTCATCCATGAGCTTGATCAACGCACGGAAACCAGCGTCAGTGAATACGTCAGCAGGAACTACGGTGTCATCAGCATAAGCTGTTAAACCAGTAGAAGCGTCGATGTAGTAACTGTTGCTATGAGTCCAGTCAGAAGAACCGTCACCAAAGGTTTGACCCAATTGGAAGAGCTCATCGTCAACCTTCTTAGCCAAAGCATAACCAGCATCTTCGGTGTAGAAGCGACGTAAAGAAGCCAAAGCTTGAACTTCGACGATGTCCTCGATGAAACGTGAGTATTCGAAGTGCTTGTTGATAACGACTTGTACTTCGTTCTCGGTATCAGCTTGAATGTTTACAACAGTGTTAGCTAACTTAGCATTAGCAGCACCACGTGTTGGCTTAGGAATATGGAGCGTATCGCCCTTCTTGCCACGCATCGTCATTTTGTTAACGAGGTTAGCCAATACTAGGTTTTTCTGATAAGCAGCGAGTACTTCGTCAGACCAGATTTCTGGAATGAATTTGTCAGCATTAGTCTTGTTGACAATGGTAGTAGAACTACCAGGATATGTTGCAGTTGTTAAAGCCATTTTTAAAATCTCCTAAATAAATTAAAGTTTATTTAACCCTACCTTCTGCGTAAGCTGCCAGAATTTCATCTGCCATGCTTTCGTATCTAGCTGGGTCTTGCATTCTTAAGCGAATAAGATCTGCACGACGATAAACAGGTTTTGTTGACTCCCCAGTACCGCCTTGTTGAACGGCAGCAGTTTTAAGGTTTTTACTTCTACTCTCAGCATCTACTTTCTTTAGAGACTCGTCCGCAGCTTTTACTGTTTCTTGCTGCTGTTGCTTGATATTACGTAGAGACTTGTAAGTATCTAGTAATTCCATAGCCGAATCTACATCATAGTCTGCTGCTTGTTCGTATAACCTTAAGCGTATCTTAGAGGACACTACCCATTTCTGGAAGTCTTCGCTCTGAGCTACGTTTATATAGTCAGGATGTGCCTTCTCAATAGTCTGCAGTGCTACGAGCTGAGCCTGTTTAGCTTGCTCTTCTTGCAGTTTCTTAAGAACAGGGTTATTTTCTACAGCCTGATTTACTGCTTTCTCAGGGTCTTCAAACCAATCAATCTCTTGTGCTTTACTTGGCTGTGAGTCGTGCTTCGTTTCGAGTTGTTGCTTTAGAAGCGAATCAGCTAACTTACGTACTTCTCCAACCTCTTGTGCCTGTCGTCCGATTAACTTCTCGGCTTCTTGGTGCATCCTAATAATCTCGTCTAGAGATTTGTTACGATACTTCTCAGGCAGTTCTTGTTCTTGGGCAACCGCTTCAGGTTCTGCTGCAGTTTGTTCTACAGCGTCTGGTGTTGCTTCTTCTTGTGTTGGATCAGTGTACTTCTCGTTAACATCTACTTCGGGCAGTTCGATAAAATTTGCAGCCATGTATATTCTCCTGTCGCAATGCGATTTTAGGACATTTAAAAAATAGCTCGGTGGTCAAGAGTCCATTTACGAGCCTTGCTTAGCTATTTGTTTTTCTTTCCAATGCCAGCTTCTCAGCTCTCATCTTTGCCCATCGTGCAGTAGCACTGGGGAAATCTCCGCAGACTGGGTCTAAACCCAACCGAGGAGAGGAAAGAATGCGAGTAGCTACCTCGCCACACTCACCACACTGAACTTCTTTTGTGTCTATATCGACGAAGGACTCAGTGATGTGTGAATTCTTACATTCAAAGTCAAACATCCGTCTTGGCATTGTCTTCCTCATTCTGAAGCTGCTCGTAGACTTCGGTGCTTGACTCTCTTAAATTCTTTAGCCAGGTCATGATAGAGACTTCTCCCTTTCTAAACCAAAGCTGCTGCTCAGTATCCACACCTTTAATGGTGTCAGTCGTACTAAGCATTAAATCTATGTCTTCTAATAGATCTTGCCACCCTTGGGTAGCCATCATAGCGAATCTATTCTCGTAGTAATCCTGTAATTCTCTGTTCATACTCTTTTTCCTTGACAAGGAGAGTTTATTGTGGTATTATTTACTAATATTATACCATATTTACATCAAATTGTCAAGTCCTTTTTGCAGTTTTCCCATGCTTTGGATCTCAGCAATACGCTCATTGGACTTAATATCCTCTACTTTAATGAGGCGATCAGCAATTTTCATGCGTTTTTCGAACTCATCTGCCATAGGATCAGCAGTATTCTTAGAAGCTGCAGCGATTACCTTAGCCTGAGCTTCAACAGGTACAGCCTGAGCCTGTGCTCCAGCTTTCTGAGCCTCTGCCATAGCTTTAGCAGCCTCTGCTTGGGTCTTCTGTAGCTGTGCTTGGGCAGTTGCCATAGCAAGCTGTTGCATTTGCTGCTGCATTGGGTCAGGTTGGCTCATTTGTTGGAGCGTAGCAATGATTTCTTCACGGTTTGCAATGCTTGATCCCTGGATTACACCCTGTAAAAGCACTGGGATTATAGGAGATTGACCTCCTAAGGTGGACATTAAACCCATCATCTGCTGTTGTTCGTACTCACGAGCTACCATTCCTAAGGAAGATATAGGCAAGAACACAAAATCCTTAACAGGATAGCGATCTGGGTCAAACTGCATGAATCTATAGGCAGATTTAGTAATGAATGGGATTAAGAAGTCCTCTTGGAAGTTAATCAAAGTACGCTTATTCTTCTTCATTAAGCCTGAGAGAGCCATAGAAAGACCAGCACCTGAGGCTTCTCCAGCAGCTACTTGGCTAGGCATAGCAGCAGAATCCATTGTTCCTGTTGCTTGGAGGAGCATTGATTGGAAAGTCTGAGCAGTTCCCATATTTAGCGGATCTGTGTTGCCAAACTTGAATGGCATCATGATCTCATTGGGATTACCATTGACTAAGAGGTTCTTTCCAGGACGCACATCATACTTAGCACCACGTGGTAGACGTGTAGCATCCATTGCCATCATCGGAGCAGTGGTCAAAGCAAGGCTGTCTAGGTGAGCTCTGATCTGAGCGTCAATAGCTTTCTGCATATTGTAGCCCTTCTCAGCAGTGCCACGACCCCAGA